GCTCGTGGGCCACAGCACCCGTGTATGTGACACGACCCTGGTGGACAATGTCGTCCCAGGCGCTCGTGTCCTCCTCAGCATCCAGCTGCTCATCCGTGAAGCGCTTGTAGACACGGACCTTGCGCTTGACCGTGGTCCATCCCTTGGTATCATCCTCCATCAGAGGCTCGCACCGACAGGGCCACATGTCTCCGCCTGGGAGACGAACCTGGTACGCAGGGTTTGTCTTGCACTCCTGTAGGGCGAAGATGTAATCCTCGCGGCGCTCCATCTGCTGGTGGCGCTCGTTGAAGCTCATGGAGTCGTAGATGGGATAGCGGATCTCAGCCATAGTAGAAGAAGACATGTTAGCGGTAAGGTCTCATGGCCCTCCGCCACACGTTTCCGTTTTTAGCGACCATGGATGCAGTTAGTGAACTGCAGTTGGGTCGTTAGGTGGGGGTTTCGGGGTTGTTTCTACTTGCGCTTGAACACCAGCTTCCAGACCAGGCCGCACACAACGGCGAACAGGACGGCGTGGGTGAGGTTGACCGTCAGCGTCGAGCCACCCGGCGGCAGGCGGACGAGGACACCCGGGATGAACGCATAGAACAGAACCGCGTGAAAGAGAATCTTGCCCCACATGTTGATTTATTCATAGCTGCGACAATTTTCACGCGACCCAGTATAAATGAGTGCCTCAGCCGCTCCTGCTCCTCCTGCTACGACCGACAAGGTTGCAACGACGACCACGGTATCCACGCCCGCGGGGTCAGCGAGTGCCACGGCGCTCCTTCCTGCGTGGCTCTCTGGAGGCTACATGACAGTGTATCTTATCCTCTTCTTCGTGTGGATCGTGGCCTACTATATTGGTGCAGCCAAGATCTCCTACGACCAGTCGGGCTCGGGGCTGTATGCATTCATCGCCTTCTTGTTCGCGCCCCTCTACTACCCGTACTATGCGTTCTTCGTATCCAAGCCTTCTACAGTCGCCATGATGGGCGGCGGGAGGGGTGGGATTGCAGGGAAGATCCGCGAGGGAGCGACTCTGGTGGATTCGTTTGCAAAGGCGATCCTGAAGACGGTTCCTAAACGGGTTTAGGTTCTCCCTGAAACAGGAAAATGAACTTTTTGCTGAGGTCATCAAAGAAAATGAAGATCGCATATAGGAACATGAAGTTGCCTCCGTATTGCTCGACATAGTGCTCAAGCGCTGGCTTCAGAGGAATGATGGGAATAACAAAGCGAACCATATAGGTCACCCAGAAGGCTGCGATCACCAAGAGGGACACCTCGGCGATCACATCCGACCACTGCAGCCACGCGGGCTCCTTCTTCCACTCCTCCGTGTAGTCGGGAAAGAACTGACCGATTCCGTAGGACACCAAAAATCCAAGAATCGCATAGAGGACTCCGATGACAATGAGATTGATGGTCAGAGCGATCACGTGTCCCTCAACCTTGGGCAACGAGTTCAATCCCGCGTTCTTCATTATTTAAACACGAGACAAAGAGTATAGTCATATGACGGTCGCAGGCTCCCTCGTGACAACCACGGCGCTCCGCACATGGGGCAAACATCTGATTCTTGACGCGGCGGGCTGTTCTCCGAAGATGATTGGAAGCGCAACCGTAATTACAAGCTTCGCACGGTCGCTGGTCAAGCGCATCGACATGGTCCCGTTTGGGTCGCCACAGGTTGTCATGTTTGGAACTGGAATCAAGAAGGGTTACACGCTGGTGCAGCTGATTGAGACTTCGAACATCATGGCGCACTTTGTGGAAGAGAACAACTCCATGTATCTGGATGTGTTCTCCTGCAAGGACTTTGACCCGCAGGTCGTCGAGGAGGCGGTGAAGGAGTATTTTGATGCCCAGGTCTTCAAGTCGACAACGATTCTGCGCGAGGCACCTGTTGAGCGCCTGGCTTAGAAAGGTACGACGCGGTTGGGGCCATCCATGGAGTCCAGAGAGCACTGGCCAGCCTCGGCGCGGGTCTGGTCGCCACAGAGCACGCGCTCGCGCTGGGCACCAAGTGGCACGGGGTTCAGACCCATCGTAATGTCCGTGGAACCAAACTGTTCACGGCTGTAGTAGGCAGCCACCACGACCACAGCCAATGCAGCGATCAGTAGATACTGGCGCTTCATTTGCTCTTACGCGAGAGAAAGGTCTTGCGAATCCAATTACGGTCGCGCTTGAATGTCTTGGCCGTTCCAGGGGCGCGCTTCTTGGAGTAGACAGCGACGGCATTCAGCTTACGAAATGCCGAAAGCGGACCCACCTTGCGAACGACCTTGCGCAGAGTGGCCCGACGCGACCGCATGGAGTCCTTGGCATGGTATCCCATCAAGGCACCCTTGCGAAGGGTTCCGATGCGATTGCGACGACCGCCCAGCATGCTATTGCCACCACGGCTGTCCTCAAACGATCCCGTCCCGCCGCGCGTGTTATCTCCCATCACGGGTCCAGCTTCGACGACGACCATTTGTCAACCCAGTGGAAAATTATTGAGAGGCCATGGAATCGCGCGCCGCCTTCTTGGGGCACGAGGAGCACTTGGGCTCCTGTGCAGCTCCCGTCACGGTACTGATGTTCGGCAAGACGACCATGGCTCCAATCACAACGAGAATGAGAACCAAGAGAATGATGTCCCACATTTACTAACGGCCGAGAATCCCATCTGCGCAATCGGAACACACAAATCCCCAGGTCTTGTAGAGCTCCACGTTCTCATTGAGTGGCATGTCGTAGGCGGAGCAGGTCTTGCACTCTTGGCGGTCATCGGGAGCAGGGTGGAACTCGGTGGTCGTCTGCTTCTTGCGACATCCACAGCGCCTGCCGCAGATGAGGCTGTCACATGAAGTGGTTTGAGGGCGGCGACCATGCTTGCGGCATACGATCGTGTCGCCTACTCGGTTCACATGGGTGCAGTAGCGGTCGCACGGAGTTTCGGGTTCCGCGCGCAGGGGGCAGAAGTAGCGAGTCCCCCAATGACACTTTGGACAGACATACTTCTCGCAGGCGCTGCAGTTGGGCTTGAGGTGGACGACGAGAGTGGTTGAGCAGTCAGGGCAGGACATTTTGGCAGACGACATACCCTTGTCTCCCATCGTTAAAATCCGTTTTTAAGAACAATGGCCAAGAAGACCCTTCGTCGTCGTAAGACAAAGTCCAAGACCAGTACCCGTCACCGCCGTGTAGCCCTGACTCGACTGTCTTCCTCGGTTGGAATGATTGAGCCCGTGCGTGTTCAGCCACCCACGTTAGTGCCGTCTAAGAGTTTAGACATCAAATCTCAAGAAGAAACAAAATGAGTTCCGATACTGCATCCGTACCCGAGCCCGTGGCCGCGCCAGCCCCTGCGCCTGCACCCATTGACCCTGTGACAAAGGCGGCTGAGGACATTGCTGGCATCTACAATGTCGCGGATTGGAAGAAGCCTGTACCGACAGTCCTGGCGATCTATGCCCATGTCTCGACCACGACGGCCCTCACGGGCGAGCAGCGCATCAAGGCGGTTCAGCAGATCATCCTCATCATTGCCAAGCGGTCTGGAACGAGCGAGGACGAGTCTGCGGCGACATTCTTTGCCAACGAGGTGTTTCCCCACATTGTCCATGCCATGGAAACAGTGGCCGCCAAGGTGCCTGCCGTCGAGGCCGTCAAGGACTTTGCGCAGACAGAGATGAAGGCTGTCTCGCCTGTTGTGATCGCAGAGCTCAAGAAGGTTTCAGGTTGGTGCTGGTAGAGGGGTATGGGTATTCCATATTATGTGGCCAGTCTCCTGAGGAAGAACAAAAGTATTCAACAGCATTACACATCGTTCGAGGCCGATGCGTTCGGCATTGATTTCAACTGCTTCATCCACGCAGTCCTTGATGACATGGACCCTGTGGGAAGTATCGTGAGGGGACTGCGAGAGTATCTGACTCGCATTACGTGTCCGCGAATCTATGTGGCATTCGATGGCCTGGTCCCCTATGCAAAGATTGTCCAGCAGCGGTATCGTCGTTTCAAGATCCCCGAGAAAGTTGGCGTCTTTGATCGTCATCAGATCTCGCCTGGGACCCCGTACATGGTGGAGTTGCTGAAGGAACTGAAAGAGGCTTTCCCGCACGTCGCGTTCTCAGGTACAGATGAGCCCGGCGAGGGGGAGCATAAGGTTTTTCTCTGGCTACGAAGTCTTGAACCCGATTGTCGAAAGCGCATTGCCGTCTACGGCCTGGATGCCGATCTGGTTCTCATCGCATTGGCACAACGCTCGTTGGGCGATCTCTACCTACTTCGAGACGATGACGCTTTCTCCATCCGAGCTCTTGCTGGAGCTCTTCCAATGGAAGTGGATACCTACGTTCAAACGGCCATCCTCTGCTTCGGCAATGACTTTATGCCTACGCTGGCTTTCTACTCTCTCCGTGAAGATGGCCACTCCCGTGCGCTAAAGTACAAGATTGACGACGCGGCCAAACACGAAACCAGAATCTTGCTTGAGCGACGCAAGCCAGGAATGTGTAGCAAGGATGGGCGCGCCCTGGAATCCCAGGTGGGTGCTCATCTGCTCGATGGAGTGGTGGATTGGGCTCCAGTGTGTGATGCGTTTTGGAAGACCTTCAAGTGGACAGAGGAGTACTTTACCACTTCTCGCGTTCCTGACTGGTGTTGGGTGTATCCGTATGCCGAGGCTCCGTTGATTCAGACATTGGTCGACTTTTCCCCAGCGCCCTACGACATTGTTTGGGAGCACCCGACACCTCCATTCCATATCACGAACCAGCTTCAGGTGATTCTGCCGAAGGCATCCTTGAAGACTGCACGGCGGCGTGTCCGCTACCCCGACGAGATCTACGATGAGTCAAAGGACACTCGGTATCCGTGGATGAAGCGGTTTGCATGGGAGACAGATCCCTACATTTCTGTTCCGTGGCATCCGACCAGACCCCTCACTTCCGTAACTGAAATCGTCCTCCCCGAATACCGATCTTCTGAGACGGGAGAGGCGGAGGCGGCATCATCGAAGCAGGCTGTATCCCCTCGGGCGGCGCCTCGATCTTCCCGATCATTGTCAGGCCCTCGGGGATCAGCTCGCTAAAGTCGTCGGACCGAGCCGCAGCGTATGTCGCTTCAATTTTATTCATGTCGTGAATCTTGCGAAGAGCGGACATTCCATTGGAGTCTTGGAGCATTTTCCAGTGCCGCGTAATGTGTGCATAGTACGCTTGGCGGTACTGAGTAGCGGTCCGTGTCTTGACATTGTTGCGCAACAGTTCAAAACACGCATCCACTGTGGAATAGATCGGCCTGCGGAGCCTCTGGTTCACGGAATTGTGGACACGAAACGAAAACATCAAGAAGGCAGCGCGGGACTCGAGCATCGAAGGGAACCGACTGCGGTAGACCTCCAAGGCTTCTTGGAAGTGTCCTTGGCAGGAAGGACATGTGATGGTAGCTGCGAACAAATCAAGCCATGATCGCATCAGAGCCTTTTCAGCGCCCGACGGCTGGTCGGGATACAAGGATGCCATTGAGTGAAGCGTCATCCACCCCAGTGGTCCCCATATGGACGTCATTACTCTTTACAAGGAAATCATCACTTCAAGAAACCCCCGAGGTTTGCAGCCGCGTGAATTTCCTCCACCAACTTCGGAGGCGCATTCTGGCTCACTGGGTGGCCCGACTTGGCTAGCTGAGCGCGCATCTGCTCGACCGACAATTTGGACGTCACCTCGGACGCACGCCTCTCCTGCTCTTGCTGTCCCTTTGGTGTGAGGACACGGAGGGTGCCCCGACGGAACGGCGGGCTCTTTGACGGGTTGTTGCTCGGTTCCAACTTGGCCTTGCGAGTCTGTCGTGCCCCCTTCATGGCTCCAACCGGGTAGGTGCGATGGGCCTTGGCACTTGTCTTGCGAGGGGCGACGGGGTGAGCCTTGGGCAGAACACGGCGACTCTTGGTGATTTTCTTGGGTGCAGGCTCGGGGGTGACTTTGCTGTTCTTTACAAAGACCTGCTTGACATCGGCGTCCATGCTTACTAAAAACGAATGATTTCGTTTACAGCGAATGAAAGGCACACAGTATGGAGTGGCAAGCCGTCAATACCTATTTCGAGAAGGGTGTGCGTCGCCTCGTAGACCATCAGATCGACTCCTTCGAAGATTTCGTTCGCAACAAGCTGCCCCTGATCGTCCAGTCAACCCCGCCAATCACTGTTTGGCACGAGCAAGATGAGAAGCTGAAGAAGTACAAGTATGAGCTCCGTTTGTCGTTCGAGAATGTCACCTACCTGAAGCCTCGACTCCAAGAGGCGACGGGCCGCGTCAAGCCCATGCTTCCCTCGGAGGCTCGTGTGCGCAACTTCACCTACGCAGCCCAGATGCACGCCGATGTGCGATTTGTGGCTCGCACCTACACTGGTCCTCTACTGGACACTTACGACGAGGAGTTCCGAGTGTTTGAGGGCATCAGTCTCGGCAAGCTGCCTGTGATGCTCGGGTCAAGCCTGTGCCTGCTGAAGGATTATCCTGCGACGCTGACGGATCTTGGCGAGTGCTCCCATGATCCGCTGGGGTATTTCGTGGTCCATGGCTCAGAGCGCACCATCCTCTGCCAGGAGAAGGTGGCTGACAATCGCATCATGATCTTCCAGAACAAGAAGACGGCGTCCAAGTACTTCTACTCGGTGGAGATGAAGTCCCTGCATGAGTCGTTCACGACACCGCCCAAGAAGCTGGAGATTCGGCTGAGCTCCAAGTTCAACGGCTTTGGTTACCCAATGGTGGCGTGTGTGCCCCGCTTCCGAGAGGACATTCCCATCGTGGTGTACTTCCGCGCCATCGGTGTCACGAACGATCGGAGCATTGCTCGCATGGTCTGGGGAGACGAGAACGACTCGCATGTCGACATGCTGGGCGCGTCGTTTCGCGACTGCGCAGAGTTGGGAATCTTCACTCAGCAGGATGCGGTCCAGTACCTGACGGGCCATCTGCAGTATGGCACCAACCAGGAGGACAAGTGCGCGTATGTTCGCCAGCTGCTCACCACCGAGTACCTGCCGCACGTGCGCTTTGCGGGCGAGACGACCACACCCGAGGTCTTGAACGCACGCCGCGCTCTCCTGACCGCCTCCATGATTCGTAGGCTCCTGCTGACCTACGGCGGCCACATTCCGCTGGATGACCGCGATGCGTACCCGAACAAGCGCGTGGTCACCACGGGTGCGCTGCTGACGCACCTGTTCCGTCAGCTGTTCCAGAAGGTCTGCAACGACACTCGCAATGAGTTCGTGCAGGAAGTGAACAATGACTCGTGGAAGAAGGCGGGACCCGATGGCCGCCCGGCACCGATGGAGATTCTGAACATCAACAATCTCTACAAGATTCTGAAGCTGTCCACGATCGAGGGCAAGCTGAAGCAGGCACTGGCCACGGGGAACTTCACAGTCCAGGGTCTGGGCACATCGTCGTCCACTTCGCTGTCCAACGCGACCAAGGTCGGTGTCTCGCAGGTTCTGTCGCGCATGTCCTATGCCGCCACACTGTCCCACTTGCGCCGTATCCAGACACCCGTGGAGAAGTCGGGCAAGCTGTTGGCGCCTCGCAAGCTCCATGGCACCTCGTGGGGATTCATGTGTCCAGTGGAGACTCCCGAGGGCCATTCGGTGGGTATCGTGAAGACCATGTCGCTCCTGACGTCGGTCACGCAGCACGTGCCGAGTCACACGGTCCTCCACTTCTTGCGCGAGACTCCTGGAATCATCTGGATTCAGCAGGCCATCGTCTACCCTGGTACCTCCATCACCGTAAATGGTGTTCTGACGGCCTACACGGAGGACCCGCACACGGTCGTCAAGGCCCTGCGGACGGCCAAGCACACCTTCCGCCTTCATCCGCACACCTCCATCGCGTGGTACACTCTGCTGAACACCATCATCATTGAGACGGATGGTGGCCGCGTGGTACGCCCAGTGTTCCGTGCAGGGGCCGAGCCGCCGCCCGAGTCGGAGCGCGGTGATTGGAACAACTGGGTCAAGGCGTGCATGGAGTACATTGACGCCTCGGAGACGGAGACCTTGCGCGTGGCTCTGACGCGCGGAGAGGTGACTTCGCACTCTCACCACGAGATTCACCCGTCGATGCTGGTGGGACACATGGCGGGCACCATTCCGCTGTCGGACCACAACCAGTCTCCTCGTAACACCTATCAGTCGGCCATGGGCAAGCAGTCCATGTGCGTGTACGCCACCAACTTTGCCAAGCGGCTGGACAAGAACGCGTATGTGCTCTGTTCCATCAGCCGTCCGCTGGTGGAGACGCGGTCGATGAACATTCTGAAGATGCACGAGATGCCCTTCGGTATGAACGCTGTGGTGGCCATTGCCTGCTACGGCGGATACAATCAGGAGGATTCCATCATTATGAACCGCACAGCCGTGAACCGCGGTTTGTTCCGTGGTCTGTACTACACGCTCTACAAGGACGAGGAGCATCGCAATGTGACTAGCGGTCGCGAGGAGAAGTTCATGCGGCCGCAGAAGCACGCGACTCGCAAGTTCAAGACCACGAGCTACGCGGCCATCCACGAGACGGGCATTCCCATTCTGAACTCCACCCTGAAGGAGAATGATGTCGTGATCGGCAAGGTGGTGAACCTGCGCCACGACGCGGCGGGGTATGCGTTCCGCGACGCATCGACGACCCACAAGAACGGCGAGGACTGCCGTGTGGACGGCGTGTGGCAGGACAAGAACTCGGATGGCTACCCCTTCGTGAAGGTGCGCGTGGTCTCCGAGCGCGTCCCGCAGATTGGTGACAAGTTCTCCTCCCGCCACGGACAGAAGGGAACGGTGGGAATGCTACTGAACGAGGAGGACATGCCCTTCACGGGTTCGGGTCTGCGTCCCGACCTGATCATGAACCCTCACGCAGTTCCGTCCCGCATGACCATTGCCCAGCTGATGGAGAACATCTTCGGCAAGATCTGTGTGCGCAAGGGCACATTGGGAGACGGCACGCCGTATGACCACATGAAGGTGGAGGATCTGCGGGCTCACATGGTGGAGATGGGCATGCATCCGTACGGCAATGAGATTCTGTACAACGGCCAGACAGGCGAGATGATGCAGGCCGAGATCTTCATGGGCCCGACCTTCTACCAGCGCCTGAAGCACATGGTGATTGACAAGCAGCACTCTCGGGCTCGCGGGCCGATTGTGTCGCTGACTCGCCAGCCCTGCGAGGGCAGGGCACGCGATGGTGGTCTGCGTGTGGGAGAGATGGAGCGCGATTGTATGATCTCACACGGTGCCTCGGTGTTTACCAAGGAGCGTCTGATGGATGTGTCCGACCCGTTCCTGACAGGTATCTGCAAGACGTGTGGTACTCTGGCGGTGGTCAATCCTGCAGAGGGCATCTACTCCTGCGGCTCGTGCGGCAACAAGACGGACTTTGTGCAGAAGACCATTCCGTATGCGATGAAGCTCTGGATGCAGGAGTTGGAGGCCATGCATATCGTGCCTCACATGGTCATGGAGTAACCCGTACACACTCGCTTCACTCGCTCTGTACTAAAGTACTCCAACTTACTGGAAACACCTTCTTAATCGCCTCACTCACTTCACTCGCAACACCACGAATCTCCGCCTGGGCATCAGGTCCCATGCGAAGATGGCACAGCCGAGCATAGGCGGCAAGCGAGCCCGTCTCAATGAACTCGGTCATCATATTCTGGGGAAGCACCATGCGCGCCTGCTCGGGCGGAATCTGGTTCGCCAACATCAGATTGTAGCTGTTAAGCGCAACCCTGCAGCTACCCATCAGGGATTCACGGAACACACTGTTCTGACCATGAACATCATCATTGCTCCCCTGCTTTTTACCTGCTGCCCGGGTCCTGAAGCTGGGAACATGGAAGGTCGGTGGATCGTCGACGTAGCGACGACTCACTTCATTGCGAGAGAATCCGATGGTATGGCGGAACCACTCGCGCGCCATCCAAATCGGCATCTTCAGTCGAAACCGCAGCTGGGGGTGGAAGAAGGGCGATGTGTGCTCGTGGTCCGCCAGATACTTGATGAGCTTGGCGTCCTTCTCCGTGAACTCATCCACATGCTTGCCCAGCGATACACGGGCAGCATTGACCACGGTCAGATCGTCTCCGAATGTCTCCAGCAACTCGACATTGCAGTCCTCGAACATGCTCATGCTTCTATCTCTTCCTCGAGCTCGTAAACCTCGTGAGATGACGCGCGCCCGAGAACATTATGCGCACAACATCCGATGCCGCACGCAAGAACCAACAGCGCCACGACAAGTGCCGTAATCTGGTCTTGGTCGGGGGTCATACCCGTTTTCCATTTAGTGTCTATAAGTGGAGTTCAGACATGGAGGTGGTCGTGGCTCGGTACAAGGAGGACATTGAGTGGACCAAGACCCTTCCGTACAAGGTGACTGTCTACACCAAGGACGATTGCCTTCTTCCCAATATCGGACGAGAGGCCCACACATACCTGTATCACATCATTACTCGGTGGGACAGCCTTGCCGACTATACCGCCTTTGTCCAGGGGTATCCGTTTGACCATGCTCCCGGGCTTGTCGAGGATCTTGCTCGGGCCCCGACGGACTTTCGACACCTGGGACCTCATCTTTCCTGCGACCGCGATGGTTGGCCTCATCACGGTGGACTCGGAGTGGGAAAGATTGCAGATTCCGTTGGTCTCGTTCAAACTGAGTTTCCATTCAGTGCAGGTGCCCAGTTCGTGGTGTCGCGTGAACGAATCCGTTCCAGACCGCTTGAATTCTACCACGTCTTGATGTCGGTTCTGGTCACCCGCCTCAACGAGACCCCGTGGGTCTACGAACGACTGTGGCAGAGTATTTTTATGGGATCCGTATAAATGCACACACGCCGTCATCGCATGCTCTTCAAAGAGTGGGCTGCCCAGGAGGCTCGTGAGATGTCCCACAAGGGGAAGCGCTTGACCTTTCGCAAGTGGGCCGCACAGGAATTGAAGGAAAAGGCGCACCCGAATCATCCGTCCTTCAAGAAGTGGGCCAGGCAGGAGATGCGCGAGAAGTCTCACACACGCAGGAGGTCGTAGGTGCCCGTCTGCTTCAAGAGCAGAGCGACTGCGGCAATGATGCTCGACCAACTCGCGTAGTAGCACCAGAGGGTTGCAGGAGACTGTGTCGAGAGGCCATATGTGTAGCCTATGAAGGGAAAGATCCAAAATGCAGCCAGAAGCGAATACCCCTTCTTCCATCCGAAGATCATAGGCATTGCAATCAGAGTGACCCACACGCTATAGAAGAACGACTTTGATACGCCATTGGCATAGTCTTTTGATCGTGACCAGTCGAGATGTTTCTCCTTGTTCACGACAGTACATGGTTGCTCTGGGTCGCAAAGATACGCGTACTCCACGACCATGGTGCCGACCACCAGGAGTACCCATAAAATGAGATACGGTCGCAGCGTTTCCAAGGGGTACACGAACAATGCACCAAACGCGGGTGCAATCGGCTGCAGTGCGAGGGAGATGGGTATGAGCGTTGCGGTGACCAGCTTGTTGGTCTCTGTGCAGCCCTCCTTAGGATTCTCGGACCACAACAGATACTCTGCGAACTGCATAGAACACCATCCGATCAGTGTCACACCTAGCCATTGGAAATATGGACTGCCCGAACTCAGCAAGTACACAATGGCAACAAACGACACCGTAGAGGTGTACAAACTCGAGTCCTTGCTGTAGCACATTGTTCACTCGAGCATATTAACTTTCATGTGGCGTGTGTGGAAGAACAATGTCAGTCGAAGTCGTCATGGGCCCCATGTTTGCGGGGAAGACATCCTATGCATTGAGCGCGATTCGGAAGCACACTGCGTTGGGACAGCGTGTACTTGTCATCAAGCATTCGTGTGACACGAGGTTCGGAGTGACATCCGAAATCACAACGCACGATGGAGACTCGCTTCCGTGCTTGACGACAGACACGCTGAACAGTGTAACAGATGACATGTTTGCAAGCTGCGATGTCATTTTGATCGACGAGGCTCAGTTCTTCTATGCCCTGGTCCACTTTGTTCGTGAGGCTGCTGAGCACCGTCATAAATCGGTATATGTGATTGGACTGTCGGGCGATTACCGCCGCCAGCCCTTTGGTGAGATCCTTGCAGTTGTTCCGTATGCCGACACTGTCACCATGTTGACTGCCATTTGCTCGTGTGGGGACTCTGCACACTTCACGCGCAGGTTGAACCCGAATTCAGGTCAGGTGGTCATCGGAGGTGCCGAATCGTACGCAGCAGTGTGTCGTGCGTGTTTTGTGGGGTAGTCGTCGCGCCCACTATTTTTTCTTGCGATGGAACATAACAGCAATATGGGTGGTGGTCTTCTTCAGCTCGTGAGCTATGGCGCGCAGGACATCTACATCAGCGGCAACCCCCAGATCACCTTCTGGAAGGTGCTGTTCAAGCGCCACACGAACTTCGCCATGGAGTCCATTGAGGTCACCTTCAACGGCCAGGCGGACTTCAACAAGCGTGTGACGGCGATCATCAACCGTAACGCGGACCTGATGTACCGCACCTATGTGCAGGTGGTTCTCCCGGCGGTCGACCTCAGCGCCGCGGGCACGGTCGCGAACTCGGTGTCTCGCTTCCGCTGGCTCAACTATGTGGGCCACCGTCTCATCAAGACGGTTGAGCTCGAGATTGGCGGCCAGCGCATCGATCGCCAGTACGGCGACTGGATGCAGATCTGGACGCAGCTCACCCAGGATGCGGGCACGGTGCGCGCGCTCGACGAGATGATCGGCAACAGCCACGACCTCGTGCTGATGAAGAGCACGACGGGTTATGCGCTGGACCAGTCGTGCTCGGGCGCCGAGCTGACGAACTCGTGCGCGCCGCGCGCGGGCACCCCGGCCAAGACGCTGTACATCCCGCTCCAGTTCTGGTTCTGCCGCAACCCGGGCCTGGCGATCCCGCTGATCGCGCTCCAGTACCACGAGGTGCGCATCAACGTGGAGTTCGAGCAGTGGATCAACTGCTCGTACACGGAGCTCAAGTCGGGCCAGTCTGTGCCGACCTCCATCCAGTCGCTCACGGCCGCGTCGCTGTACATCGACTATGTCTACCTGGACACGGAGGAGCGCCGCCGCTTCGCCCAGCAGACGCACGAGTACCTCATCGAGCAGCTGCAGTTCACGGGCGCCGAGTCGATCACGAGCTCGAGCAACAAGATCCAGCTCAACTTCAACCACCCAGTGAAGGAGCTCATCTGGGTGTGCCAGCGCGACTCGTTCGTCGACTGCTCGCAGCCGCCCTCGAACCCGATCGCTGAGGTGAACGGCATGCAGCCGTTCAACTACTCCGACGACTTCACCACGGAGGGTGTCGTGCTGGATGTGCTGGCCCGCGGCTCGCTGGGCGGCACGGGCGCGGTCACGGTCCCGACGACGGCGGGTGACGGTGCGTCTGGCCCCTACCTCCCGGGTCTGGGTATCCAGCAGGGCCCGTCGCTGGCTGGCTCGAGCTGGCTGGACACGAGCGGCAACGTCGGCGACCAGGGTGCGCTCTTCGAGGACACGACGAACTACCTGCTCGCCAAGGTTCTGCTGGACTCGGGCGTCAAGTGCTCTGGCAAGAACCCGATCGAGGTCGCCAAGCTGCAGCTCAACGGCCAGGACCGCTTCACGGAGCGCGAGGGACGCTACTTCAACTATGTGCAGCCGTACCAGCACCACACGCGCACGCCGACGGTGGGCATCAACGTGTACTCCTTCGCGCTCAAGCCCGAGGAGCACCAGCCCAGCGGCACCTGCAACTTCTCGCGTATCGACAAGGCCACGCTGCAGCTCACGGTGTCCGTCAACACGGTCCGCTCGGGCCGCACGGCGCAGGTTCGCGTGTACGCCGTCAACTACAACGTGCTGCGCGTGATGAGTGGCATGGGTGGTCTGGCCTACAGCAACTAGAGACCTCCGCGAGGTCGCAAACCCCGTCGAAAACCCAAATACAAAACCACAAATGCGTGTAGAGACCTACAGGCATTTGTGGTAGTAGAGCAATGGCATTCGAAGGTGTGACGTATCGGACTGCCGAGAACTGGCTGGGTGCGATCCCTCTTACACTTGGACCCATCCGATACCTCGAGATTGGAACCTTTTACGGTGCCAACCTGTTTTCCGTTGGACAGACATACGCCGCCCACCCCGACAGCAAGATGGTCTGCATCGATCCGTGGATTGACTATGCCGATTACTCGGAATACAAGACGCAGCAGGAATCGATCTACGAGACCTTTCAGCGCAACCTTGAATCGAGCGGACAGAAGGAGAAGATCACGGTTGTCCGTGGCTTTTCTCATTCCGAGATTCCCAAGTTAGAGGATGAGTCCTTCGACATTATCTACATTGACGGAAACCACGAGCCCGAGTATGTCTGCGAGGACGCCGTTCTCGCCTTTCGCAAGCTCAAGGTGGGTGGAACCATGATCTTTGACGACTATGGGTGGGGTGGCCCTGATCTGACGCAGCGGGGAATCGATGGATTCAGGTCTGCTTACCACAAGCGCATCAGTGCCAACCAGCCGTGCATCGACAGCCAGGTCTTTGTGCGGAAGACTCGTTAAGACACATAAAGAATGAACATGTAATCATTCAAATGTGTACAGTCGAGCCTGTGTGCCTGCCGCGCAGCTGTTCGAACAATGAGAACCGACTGTTCCGAAAGGGCGCGGTTCTATTCAAGGAAGGCCCGACCTCTTCTCTGGAGGGCGAGCTTTACTTCTACACCACCGCAAAGGGAACGTCCTTTCAGTCAATGCTCCCTGCCTACATCGGATGCACGCACGAGTCTGGAAGGAGCACGATTGAAATGGAGTTCATTGAAGGACAGACTCCCAGCTACCTGTTTCGAAACAGACTGCTGACTCGCCCGCTTCTTGCATCGATTGTCGGCGCGCTCGACACGCTGCACTCGTCGAAGTTCGACGACGGATCCGTGGTAACCCCGTCTGACATATTGGCTACGTCGGTCACAAAACTGGTAGGTCGCATAGCCGACGAACCCGACATCTACGCCCTTCCCCACATCGAACGGGTTGTCGACGTGATTCGCGAGGTCCTTACGGGGTATTTCATGGGACCGAAGTTTGAGGTGAC